CCATCCTCCGAGGTTTTAATTCACCACCAAACGACTCAAGAAGGCATTGAAATGGATCAAGAAGGCACAAGAAGGCTCAGACTGGTTCAAGATGGCTCAGATCGGCTCACAGGGCTTGTGGAGACTATCCCTGAGAAGCTTTATGGTAATCCGACGCCTAGAATCCACTCAAAGCTGCATCCTGAGCTGCCTACGCTTGGCCAAGAGCTCATCGATTTCAGCAATTCGATTGGATTCCCGTTGCTGCCGTGGCAAGAATGGCTCGCACTTGAGTCGCATCGTGTCAAGCCTGATGGCAGATGGCTGCATCCACTTGTCCAGCTTGTCGTGGCTCGTCAGCAAGGCAAGACGACATTTATGAAGCAACGAATCCTCATGGGATTATTCGAGTGGAATCAAGGCTTGCAAATCGGCACAGCTCATCGATTGACCACATCGCTGGAGACTTTTCGCGATCTGGTGCAGGCGATTGAGAGCAATGACGGGCTGGCAAAGCAAGTCAAGCGCATCCGATGGGCTCATGGATCCGAAGAGATTGAGACTTTGTCCGGTAATCGCTACATGGTCAAAGCTGGAGCATCAGCTGCGCGTGGTATCTCAAAGCCTGCGACTGTCCACATCGATGAGACCCGAGAGCTTAAGGATGAATCCACATGGGCATCGCTGAGATACACGATGATGGCCGCTGAGAATCCACAGCTGTGGTCATATTCAAATGCTGGCGATCAACATTCATTGGTGCTCAATCAGCTGCGAGAGCGTGGCTTGGCAGCGGCATCCGGTGCGGCCGATGACATTGGATATTTCGAGTGGTCGAGCGATTATGACTTGATCGATGATTCCCCAAGATTTTGGGCAGGCGCAGCAATGGCAAATCCTGCACTTGGCCACACAGTTCACATCGATAATTTGCGCGCCGTCATGAATGATCCGCCGGATGTCGTCCGGACTGAGGTCTTGTGCCGCTGGGTACAGACCATCGATTCGGCGATTCCAGCTGGAGAATGGGCAGAATGTGCAACCGATGATTTAGATTTAGACTTGGAGAAAACTGTCTGGCTTGGGCTGGACTGTTCACCGGATAGACGCGACGCAGCTTTGGTCGCAGCTCAGCGCATCGATGATGATCAATTTGTCGTGAAGCTATTGCACACATGGCACAATGCCATTTCACTTGATGACAAAGCGATTGCAAATGATGTCGCCGATTACTATCGAGACATGCCTGTCGAAGTGGTGGCATTTAGCAAGCGCACATCGTCAGCTGTGGCCAGTAGGCTTGTGCCAGCTGGAATCCCGATCATTGACATCGATGGCGCGCTCTATGGGCAAGCCTGCGACGAATTTCTAGGAGCGGTCACATCAAAGAGACTCAGACACATCAATCAACCCGAATTGACAAAGCAAGTGTTGTCAGCGGCCAAGCTGAAATTTGGGGATGGTGGATGGACTATCGGACGGAGAGCTTCACAGAGCACTGTCTGCGCGACGGTTGCATGTGCGCTGGTCACGCATTTCGCGACACGCCAAGAGACGGATCTTGACATCATGGTCTTTTGATTGTAACGCTGGGGCAAAATTGGCGCATGGGATTATTTGATCGATTCACTGCAGCCAAGCCGATTGATAACATCGTCGATGCGTCTTTGGCTCCGGTCAATTCACTCGATTCAATCGGTGCGCCATATTTCGGCGGCATTCAATCAGCATCACGATCCGAGGCAATGGGCGTGCCGGTAATTGCACGCGCTCGCGGAATCATTTGCTCCACTGTGGCGTCATTGCCATTGGAGACAAAAAACAAATCCACAAGAGAGACAGTCTCATCAGCTCGCGTGATCAATCAGCCTGATCCACGAATCACAGGCGCAGAATTTTGGGCATGGATCGCTGAGGATTTGCTATTTCGTCCAGCGGCCTATGCAGTCGTGACACAGCGATATGCAGACACTGGACGCATTCAAGCAATGGAGCGCGTTGCTCCAGAGCGCGTCGGCGTCTTTACAAATGCCAACGGCACACAGATTGAAAGCTACACAGTCGATGGAATTACGATCGCGCCTGAGCAACTTGTGGTCTTTGGCAACATGCAAGAAGGATTGCTCAATCGTGCAGGCCGTACAGTAAGAGCTGCACATGCTTTGGAGCGCGCAGCTTATGATTTCGCATTGAATCCTGCGCCACAAATGGTCGTCAAAACAAATGGCACAAACTTGCCAAAGGAGCGACTCCAGGCACTTAAAGAAACATTCTTAAATCGCACATCAAAGTCAGTCACAGTGCTCAATGCAGATGTATCGCTGGAGACAGTCGGATTTGATCCAAAGCAATTGCAAATGAATGAAGCGCGTCAGTATCTCGCACTTGAATTGTGTCGCGCCATTGGATTACCGGCATGGTTCGCATCAGCTGATCCATCGAGCACGACTTATTCCAACGCTGTCAATCAGAGACGCGATCTGATCGATTTCTCGATCCGCCCAATTCTCACAATCATCGAGCAGCGTCTATCGCTCACAGATTTCACGCCAGCGTCAGAATATGTGCGCTTTGATCTTGATGATTTCTTGCGCGGCAATCCACTCGAAAGAGCGCAAGTGTACGAAATCCTAAATCGCATTGGCGCAATGACAATTGAAGAAATCAGAGAAGAAGAGGACATCATCGGATGAAACTGACAACACCAATCACAATCACTGCAGCCGATTCGGAATCGCGCACGATCTCCGGTCGCATCGTCGCATTTGATGAGCCTGCAAATGCCAGCACTGGCAAAGTCGTATTTGCAAAAGGATCGATTGAGCCTCAGCAAGTATTTCTCAACCTTGAGCACGATCGCACACGCCGAATTGGTCGCAGCATGGAGATGTCACTGGATGGCGATTCAGCAATCAACGCAACATTCAAGATCAGCTCAACACAAGCTGGCAATGACGCATTGATCGAAGCGATGGACGGATTGCGCGATGGATTCAGCGTGGAATTGGCCGTCGATGATTATGTCCAAGAAAAGGGATACATGAAAGTCTTGAAGGCTGAGCTCACAGGCGTCGCACTTGTCTCAGAGCCAGCTGTGCGATCAGCTCGCGTGGCCGAAGTTGCCGCGACAGCCGATGATGAAGATTCCGAATCCACACCGGATGAGGATGCAACACCAACACCAACAACAGAAGGAGACGAAGTGGAAAACACCGTCACAGACGCGGCAGCCGTTACAGAGACGGTTGAAGCCGCACAGTCAGTCACAGCCGCCAGCACCACTGGCGTATTCACAGCAAAGCCACGCTTAGATTTCTCAGCTACAAAGCAGCTTGAGATGACAATCAAGGCAGCAATGGGATCTGAAGAAGCTCGCGCATATGTCGCAGCTGCAGCAGATACCACAGACAATGCAGGCCTCGTGCCAACACGCCAGCTCACAACAGTGATCAACGGCCTTGCAAATGCAACCCGAAGCAACATCGATGCGATCAGCCGTGGCACATTGCCTGACGCTGGCATGTCATTCGAGATCCCAAAGATTACACAGCTCCCATCAGTAACTGAGGAAGCCGAAGGCGGCACAGTTGCAGATGTCGATCAGAATTCTGAGTTCCTCTCAGTATCTGTCAAAAAGTACAGTGGCTCCCAAACCTTCAGCGTGGAGCTTTTTGACAGAAGCTCTCCACTATTCGTTGATGAATTGATGCGCAACATGGCTGCACAATATGCAAAGGTTACAGACACTGCAGTAAATGCAGCGTTGATCGCTGGCGCAACAGCTGACGCGACAACCACAACAACATATCCAACAGCTGCCGAATTGCTCGGAATTGTCGCTCGCGGTGCTGCATCCGTTTACAACGGCACACAGGGCTTTGCTCGCAATATCATTGTGAACACAGCACAGTGGTCAAACCTCATGACACTTAACGATTCAGGTCGTCCAATCTACAACGCATCACAGCCACAAAACGCTGGCGGCGTAGTTCGTCCAGATTCAGTCCGCGGCAATGTCGCAGGACTTGATCTCTATGTCACAGCAAACACAGCTGCAGGCACAGACACAGACGGATCAATCTTGATCGTCAATCCAGATGCATACACATGGTATGAGTCACCAACATTCCAGCTGCGTGCAGATGTCATCGCAACCGGACAAATCTCAATCATGATGTACGGATACGGTGCAATTGCAACCAAGATCGGTGCAGGCGCATTCAAGAATAACAAGGCGTAATCGCCACAAATTAACCATCGGCCATTTCGCTCCCGAGGTGGCCGAGCAGTAGAAGGGATGAGCTCATGTCAGCAATCGTTACAGCCTCACAGCTGAGATCAATTCTTGGCGTGAGCTCATCTCTCTACAATGACGCATATTTGGACGACATCATTGACACGGCCGAAGGCGTGATCCTGCCAATCCTTGTGCAGAACACCACGGCCATCACTGAATACAAGCTTGTCTCAAATGTGGCCTATTTCTACACACGGGAGCCACACACTTTTGCAGTCGGCCAGTCAGTCGTCGTCACAAAGATGCCTGCGCCATTTACTGCCACATTTACAGTCACAAAGGCTGAGGATCTTTATTTCACGGCCGCGCTTACAAATGCAGATGTCTCGATCCGTCAGATCATTCCGAACGGCACTGCAACCTTATCCGGCTACGGCGCGGCCACTTATTACATCGGCAATCCAAATGTCGAAAGCGCAATCCTTGCAGTCGCGGTCGAAGTATTCCAAAGCCGCACAGCTGCAGGCGGTCAGATCGAAGGCGTGGACTTCAGCCCAACGCCATTCAGAATGGGGCGCAGCTTGACAAATCGCTGCATCGGATTGCTCGGTGACTTGGTCGATACTCGATCGATGGTGAGCTGATGCCTGCATCAACTATCGCCACAAGCGTCCGAGGCGCAATCAAGACAGCCATCGCAGGCGTTGCAGCT